TTCGTTCCAAATTGCCAAACAGTAAGGCAATCTGATCTTTCTTTTCCTCTTCCGTAAGAACCCGGTTCTTTTCCTTGTGTTCTATGTAAAGAGGTTTATCTCTGTACTTTGCTGGTTGCTGTCCCTTATCTTTAAATGCGTTAGATAAAACAACCGCGAACGCTTCATAGTTGTATAAACCATTAAGCCAACACCACATATCCTGCATTTCATCCTTTGTCTTATGAGCATCGTCATAAAAGGATAAATCACTCAATGTGTGATGCCTTATTTCTTTAAGCGTTAAACCTATCGCCAGATAATGTGGGATTATTTCTCGATAGATGTATTCTTCCCAGCATTTCCACTTTTTTCTTTGGCCTGTTTCTTCTCCTGCTGACTCGTCAGCTCGTCCGTCATTTTGTCCAGACCTATAAGCTCGAAAAAATGATCGTCGGCCATAAGCTGCATCATTTCCGTTAAAACGTCACGGAACGATTTATTGCTTTCCTTTAAATAAGCAGCAAGAAGTTTTTTTGCATCCGACTTGCTCTGAACGCTTCCATCGCCTTCGACGCCGTGATGCTCTAAAAGACCTGCATAGAATAATGTAAGTGTTTTCTGCGGCAAGTTTGCTATTGTATCAAGCAAATTGTCCAAAGCAGCCTCAACATCGTTTAATTCTGCTGCGCCCTGAACCATACCGCCTTTTACAAAAGTGTCCATAAAAGACTTCGTACATTCGTCATATAATGACGCTTCGATAGTAAATTCAAAGATATACTCTTTGTTATTGATTGTTATTCTTTTCATATATTTATTCTCCCTGAAAATATGAGAAGAGGGAGAGCCAGCCGTTAGGCCAGCTCGTCCCTCTTTTCAAGTGATTTATGCTCCCTGCGGAACTGTTACAACGCAATTTGCCGTATAGGTAAGTCCCTGATACGTTGTCGTTGCGCTAATAGTACATGTTCCGGGATCAACAGCCGTGACAACACCTGCATCGGAAACTGTTGCCACGTCGGAATCTGAACTATCCCAAGTAACGGTGCCTCCCGAAGGCCACGTTGTCGCGGTAAGAGTTTCTGTCTCTCCATCTTCGATAGAGGTCGTTGCCTTATTGAGCGAGATTCCCTAAGCCGTCGGCTCAATAGCTGTATCTGTTCCCTTGTACTCTTCGATCGTCATTGTCATTTCAACTGTCAAGAGACCGTTCTGTGCTACTTCGGGCATAGGAATTTTCTGAGGCGGCTGTGCCACAACAAAAAATCCTTTCTGGTTAGGCGCCCAAACTTCAAACCATGTTGAGAGGTTGTTTGCCTTTCCTGTGTTGTAAGCGCTAATCATAGCTGTTAACTGTGTTTCAACTTCTGATGTGAAGTTAAATGTAACGCCCCAAGTTCCGCCTGAATCCTGACGGCCAGCTACATAACGAGTAATGAGATCTTCAAGAGCAGATGCGTCGATCTGTTCTGCATTAAGTGCAATACCTGCGATGGCATTACATCTTTCAAGCTGGGTGAAAGCGGCAGGTTTCTGTCCCGCAACTGTCTCCACAGCATATCCAAATTTTACCCCGAGTGTCGAGATACCAGCGATTGTTGCTGCCATTTTTTTATCCTCCTTATGGATTTATTGAACTATTTTGTCTCCGTTTCCTACCATTCTTCTGCCACGCATCACGCCCCACGAAATCTTGTCGTTAGTCTTGATAATCGGCATCGCAATAATGTTAAACTGTAATCCTTTCATTTGATTAACCGCTTCGGCCATTATCTTGCGACAATCGTCCTCTGTCGTGTTAGTCCAAACCTGAATTTCCATTGTGCTTAACACCGCGTTAACCGTTTCATTAGTCAAGTCCTGACCTCTTTCAACAGGTTCCAATTCGTGCAAATACAATGTGGGAAACACCGCGGGCATACCATTTTCATTTTTAGTTGTGCATTTCAATTTAGGGTATTTCTTCTGCATCATATACTGAATTTGAGTAAATACCTTGCTTTGAATTTGCGTGTACCAAGTGTTATCCACCGAAAACCTCCCGCGCTATCGTTTCGATTTGCTGTATTATTTCTTTGCTTGCGTTATACATTGGCATTGTGGCCTGCGTACCTTTGGATAGATGTAAATTTCCATCTTCGTCCTTGTACCACCACGACTCGTTAAATGCAAACTTTTGATCCGGGAACGTTCCAACGCCCATGCCAAACTCACTCGCTAAGGGATTTGCGTTGCCGTTATTGTAATAAATACCAGCTCCAAACTCCCACGCCAGATGCGGATAGAATACTCTTCCATCTTTATCTATATGCGGCGTACTTGTGATAATGATTTGCCCTTCCGATATGCCGTCGGCGGTTTTAAATAACATAGAGAAACGACAATCTCTATCGCTATCTCCTTCGCCTGTCGCAAGTCTTGTTTCTGCTGCAACCACTCCTATTTCGGCTAATCTCTTAATAAACATATCATTCTTGTTTATCAAACTATCACGGTACTTTTCGAGTTCCTTAATTGCCTGATCTATTGAATTTTTATCATTAAGAGATATTTTTAAATTCATACCACCGATACCATTAAAGCCTTATAAAAGTGTCTGCCTGTGTCCTGTATGCCTATAATTCTGTAATCGGCGCTCGATTCTTCAACCGGGTTTGTCGGCTCTGAATCTTTCCATATCAAAGTGTCAACTACAAAAGGAAACTCGCCCTTTTTGTATGTCATTTTGCATCTGCCTTTTGTTTCCGTTCCAAAAGCCTGCAACTCGTCTGCCGTTAATTCGCCTGTGATCGAATTTCTAAATTCAACCGGGGCCGCATAACTTTCAGGCGCTTCGCCAGATTCTCTCGCAACTTGTGTTCCATCCGGCATAACATCATAAATTATGTTTCCTTCACTATCTCTTTCATAGATCGGGGTTCCGGCGCTCGGTAACGAATAATACATCTTCTGTTTTACCCTTTTAGGTGTTCGCATATTATGTCCTCGCTATCGGTAATACACCGTTAAATAATTTATTTCTGTCTACATAATGGATTGATTCGCCGTCCGCTGAATACTGTGTCTGTCCTTCGGCCCCAACCTTGTTATAGTCGTACATGGCAATAGCCTTGATATTGGAATAAAAGTTTTCCATATCGTCTGCGATCATACTCTCGGTGTAAGACTTCGGATAATTGCGAACCTGCTTTACTTCCCTATAAGCATTAGTAACTTTGAGCGTCAAAATGTCCACATTAAAGTCTGTCTCATTCTGTAATTCGATTGTCAATTCTGCAATTATGGACTCAATGATTGTCATTTTTTCGTACTCTTTTTCTTTGTTTCTGCCTTTTCAGGCGCCTTTGTTTCTGCCTTTTCGGCTGTCTTTTCGACAACCTTTTCGGCCTTTTTCTCCGACTTAGCTTCTGCGATTAAAGCAACACCGCGCTTATTCTTATCTGTCGATAATTCTTCGAGTCTGTCCTTTTTCGCAAAGCCGCGGTAGGGGTATCTGTCCCCCACCGCGTAATGGTGTTTATCGTCTTTATCGGTAAAAGCCTTTATAACGATATATTCCATATTTTATGCCTCGTCACTTTCCAAGACTAAGCCGCTAAGGCTGTATGTCTTTGTGGTTGATGTGGTTGCGTTGCTGCAAACAACTTTAAGCAACTGAGCGTTCTTATCAGTAATTCTGCAAACGCCGTTCTTATCAGGATCGTTGATGATCTCAACAAGACCTGTTCCATAAGAAGGTTCAACGCCAACTTTAACTGATGTGTAGTTTGCCCAATCTGTTGCGATATATTTGAGAGCAAGGAAGTAACCGGGATCTGCAAGAGTTCCGCTGCCCCAGCCTTCAAAGTATTTAAGGGTACCTGTAATCTTGCCGTCAGATACAGATACGCCACTCTGAAATTCACTTGCCTTTACGCCCCAAAATTCGGTGTTACCATTTTCGGCTTCAACGGTAACACCTACAAGGGGTTTCCGATTGTACCTACGATAACGCCATCAAGTCTCTCTGCGAAAGGAACTACGCCGCAGATAAGCTCTGTTTCAGCGGTAAGTCTTTCGTAGTTAGGTGTATGATGAATACCAACATAACCTGTTGCGTCAGTAACGAAATCAAATACGTCTCCGAGTCCGTTAGCTTCGTTAACGTCAACATAGTAGAAAACGATGTTTTCTTTTGCTGTTGCGTAAACCTTGCCCTGAGGAACGCTTGAACACTC